CGAAGTAGCACTTCGCGTCTGTCACGAACTCCTTGCGCTGCATCCGTGCGCGATGTACCCTTCAGTGTGAACTCATGCACGGAGGTGCCCCATGCGGATCGCCGCGACGTTCCTCATCCTCGCTTTCCTGCTCAGCTGCTCCGACTCCACCCCGACCGGCGCCGGGGATGAGGAGCCCACGCACACAATCCCGGTGACCGTAATCGTGAGAGAGCCAACCGGCGACCATGCAGGCTGGTTGTTGGATGATACCGGTACCATCGAGTACGCACACCCCGGCGACACTGAAACGGCCTACTTCTTCGACCTCCCCGACACCCACACCTTTGTGCTTGACACCTCGGAGGAGTACTGCATCTACGTGCGCGCACGCATTTGCTCCCCCGCCAGCCCGCTACTCTGCGTATCCACCGGGGGCTCGGACTGTGACTCAGGGCGTAGTCCCGAGGACACTCTCCGCTTCCTCGGGTACGACTGATTCCCACACCAACCACCAGGAGGCCACCATGGCCAAGCTGATCAAGTGCAAAGACTGCGGACACGAGGTGAGCAAGTCCGCAAAGGCATGTCCAAACTGCGGGGCGAAACTGCCCGGCCGTCACCCCATCCTAATCACGCTGCTCGCCTTGATCATCATTGGGGTGTTCGGGTCACTCATCGGCACAATATCGGAGACGGACACGGGCCCGGTGAGTACCGTCTCCTCGGCAGTGGCCCAACCGAAGCTCGAGCTGCTCGAGGGGTGGAAGGTGACGCGGGGCGAGTACGGCAATGTGAAGATCACTGGCAAGGTCAGGAACAACAGCTCGAAGGAATATGGATACGCCCAAATCTCGTTCAATCTCTACGACCGCGAGAACGCGCAGATCGGCACCGCCCTCGCGAACGTGAGCAACCTTGAGGCGAACGGTGTCTGGAAATTCGAAGCCATGTGTCTCGAGGACAACGTCGCCACCGCAAAGTTCAAGGATTTGACCGGACTCTGAAACTCACGTCTGTCTGGCGATCTGCTGGATGTAGCAGCGGATGTCGTGACGGCAGCGCAGGCCCGTCCCGGCGACCACGTGCCGGTACCCGAACAGTGCCGGCGGCACCTTTACGACGATATCCCACCAGCCCCAGTATCGCCACGTCCGCGGCACCCGGCGCCGGTAGGAACGCCCGAACGATCCATTGCCCACACGCGGGCTCCCAAACGTGTAGGCGTGGATGATGCGGGCATGCTCGAACAGCTCCCGGCCGGGCTGCATGCAGTACTGCAGGTCGACGGCGCACAGTGTTGCCAGTGCCCCGCCCAGGCTGTGGCCGAGAACCACTACCGGCTTGCGGTCGTGTACGTAGGCACCCACGGCCTCGTGAACCTGGTCCCGCACCGACTTGTACGCCCCGAGGAACCCACGGTGCACGCGGATGCGGCTGCCGGTGTTGCCGTAGGGGATGACACGCTGGCGGAACATGAGGTCTGTCAGCCAGTCCCGCGCCTTGCGCGGTTCGGTACCGCGAAAGAGGATCAGGTAGGCATACGGCAGGTCGAGGAAGAACCACTGCGTATCGGTCCGTTTGCTCTCGAAGGCTGCCGGCCGGTACCCCAACCAGTCACCGCCCGGCCGGGCCCGCCGGCACAGGTCTGCGAGTACCACCCGCCGGGAGTAGATGCTCTCGGACTCGGCCATGGGGCTCACTCCTTGCCGTTGTAGACGTAGCGCATGATGCCGCTCACGATGGCCCAGGCGGACCGGTGCTGCCGGCTGCGCAGCATGAGCGCGGCCTCCTCCTCGCGGTTGCTCAAGAACCCGCACTCGACCAGGACGCACGGAAACGCTGTCTGGCGCAGGATGTACAGGTCTCGCCGGATATGCACCTGCCGGGCACGGTCCGACACCACGGACATGGCAGCGTCGATCGCGTGCGCCAGCTCCCGGTCCCTGGCGTCGCCGTTGTAGATGACATGGTAGCCGTGCACGCGACGCACCGGCAGCCAGTCAGCATGGATGCTCACACCCAGGTCACAGTCGCGGGTGTCGCGGATACGGTCGTCGAAGGGGCCGATGCCGACGGTGTGCTCAATGCCCATGTCGCCGAGCAGGCCGGCGACCTTGTCGGCGATCGCCCAGGAGATGACTGCCTCGATCGTGTGCAGCTGGTCCCCGGTGGCCGCGTCGGTACCGTCAACGGCGCCCGAGTCCTTGCCCACGTGGCCGGGATAGATTGCGACCTTGGCCATGGCTACACGTCCTCCAGGTGGAACTGCAGCCACCAGCCGGTTTCGATGTCTCCCACCCCCGCGGCGGCGTTGTTCTTGAGGGCAACGTCGCAGTATGCGTACTTGTCGCTCCCGGTGCTGTTCGAGTAGGCAGTCACAGCCTTGTCCTCGTCGGCGTAGTAGCTGCTCGACTGCTCGTACGTGCCGAGGTAGCCGACCCCGACGACGTACCAGTAGAGCAACAGCAGCATGTCCGAGTCGTCGAGATAGAACCGCCAGTGCGAGAGGACCAGCTTCTGGCCGTCCGGCACTTTGACGAGACACTTCTGCGGGTACGCGTAGTCCCACCCGCCCAGTGATCCCCGCCAGCGGCCGGAGTAGACGATACGATTCAGGAACACCAGATTCGCACCGATGGCGTTCAGCTGCGTGTGGGTGACCGGGTCGGTCGCACCCCAGTTGGTCTTCGGTTCCGTCCATGCCATGGTGACAGTCCTCTCTGCTGTCCTACTGGAGATCCTCGATCGCGAACCGCATCCACCAGCCCACCGATATCGGACCGGTCGACGCGCCCGCGGTGTTCCTCAGACGGATGAGCCCGCGGACGTATTTGTCCACGCCGGTTGTGTTCTGGTACGCCGCATCCGTCAGGGCTTCGTCACCGTAGTAGTCGTCGGACTCGTTGTACGTACCCAACAGACCAACCCCTTCGAGATGGTACAGCACGTGCAGGCGCATGTCGGGGTCGTGCAGGTGGAACCGCCAGTGCGAGAGCACGAGTGTGTGCAGGTCCGGCACCTTCACGAGAGCGTACCCAATGTTCCGGCCGGTGTGGGCCCCGAACGTGCCGTAGTACCGGCCCGAGTACTCGACACCATTTAGGACAAGCATGTCCTCACCCCACACGTTCGGCACCGTGTGGGGGATGGCTTCCGTACCGTCGAAGTCGATCTTCGGGTCCGACCACGCCATCGACTACTCCTGGTCCAGCGGCGCCGGGTCGGCCGGGGTGGTCGCGCGGATCTCCTGCAGGGCAGCGATCTCGCGCTCAAGGCCGGTGGCTCTTTTCAGGGCCGCCTCCATCTTCTTGGCCTCGCCGCATTTCTCCGACACCATCTTGTTCAGGTTGGCGTCGTACAGCAGGACGTTCAGCCGGCGCAGGTTCTCGTCGATGATGTCCAGCTTGTCCGTGTTGCTCAGGTCCTGCATACCTACTCCTCCGGGTTGGGGTTGGTGACCGCTTTCGCTGCGCGCTGCAGCTGGCGGCGTTTGTTGGTCGAGTACATGAGGTGCTCGTAGTACGACGGGTCGATCTGTTTGATGCCGGGCCAGTCCCGCAGCACCTTACGCGGCCAGCAGTACTGGTCGAGGCCGCAGTATGCTTGGGCCTTCTCCAGTACGTCAATCGCGAACTGCGCCGGGACGTACATCAGGAACGAGTCGGGCTGCGGGTCGGCGGTGTAGCCATCGCCGGGCAGCGGCCAGTATGGCAGGTTCGGTTCGCTCTCGACCAGATCCGGCATTGTGAGCAGCTTGCAGTCGAGGTCTACGTACAGCTCCGGCTCCGTTGCGCGGGCTGCTCGCTCCCACCTGTACACGTCGCTCGCTACCGTGTGCGCCTCGGCCAGCGCGATCGTGTCAGTGACACCCTCGACGGCGGGCTGCTCGACGAGCACCAGCCCGTACTCCCGCTCATTGTGTGTGATGATTGGCTCCAGCTCTGCCGGGACCGTGCCGTAAACAATAGAATAGATGTGCATTGGTCAGGCTCCTATGTAACGTTGTTGTTGGCTAGGTCATTGTCGCCAACCACCACATTGCCGTCCTCATCGCAGTATAGCAGGCGGTACTTGCCAGCAGCAGCAGCGGCGTATGACACGTCATCTGCACCGACCCCCAACAGCGTCAGCGCGCCGTCGCCGAGCAATTCAAGCAACTGAGTGGTGTTGTTCTTGATTGAAAACATCTTACTCGCCGCCGAAAACGCCTCTGTGCCGCCAGCACCGTCGTGCTTAATCCCGCGAAAATGGAAAAGCCCATCGCCTCCGTCTGGCTCATTCTCAGCATACGCCAATGCGTAGATCGTCTTTTCTGAGTCTGTCGCCTTGTTGTACCCCACTAGCTCAGCACCACCATTGTCTCCGTTTGCGGAGAACAGCTTGGCAAAGTTCCCGTCATCAATACCAAACGCGAACCTTTGGTCTGCCGTCCATGTTATTGCCGCACGGCTCCACACCTGTTTTCCATTGCTCGCGAACCGCGCTACCTCCCCGATGCTCCAGCCATTCACCAGCCTCACCACTATGTTAGCATCCCCGCTGCTCTCGTCCTCCCACTCGACAGCCAGCGTCCCGGCGACAAAGTTGGTGGCCTGCGTTGAAGACTCCAGCTCGAACTGCATGCCCACACCGAACCCGTCGCCAACCGTATCGCCACACGTCTCCGTCAGGCGCAGCAGATACTGCACCGCATCTGTCGTGGCGGTGTCCTGCTCGATGTGCACGAACACATCGGGAGTCCCATGCCCAAAGGCGAACTTGTCCTCCGAGCCGTCGAGGAAGAAGGCATGCGTCAGGTTGTCTGACTCCATCCGCACGTCCATCGGCAGACCGCCCTCGTTCAGCACGAACTGGACAGTCGACCCACCGTCGCCGGAGCTCGCCCGCCACACCTCTTTCTCAGCGGTCGGCGCGAGAGTACATTTCCACGCGAACGTCTGAGCATCGAAAAACACCTTGCCGCCGTAGTTGATGTCGTCGATGACGTACAACCCTGCTTTCTTCGTGCCAGCCCCGTCGACGAGTAGGCTGATCCACGTGTCGGCGTCCTGCTCGAGGGTGAGAAGGGTGCCGGCGATCGGCGAGACGCCCGTGTCGGCGTCGTACAGGTGGAGTAGAGACGCCGGCGAGGTGTCATTCCCGATGAGCACCTTTCCTGCCGTGGTCATGTGTAGCCCGGTCACCCACGTGATCGGGTTGTCGGCCGTCCCGCTCGCGGCGTACGTCAGCGCAATCGTGCCTGCCGTCTGCACGATCCGCGTCGCGTACCCGGTGCCGATGTACTCCCAGCGGTCATCGGTGTCGTCGTAGTAGGCGTTCTCCTCGAGTCCGAGCTCGGCCGCCCCGTAGGAGAGGGCACCCTGGGAGCCGATGTCGAACGCCGAGTGAGTGCTCTTCCAGGAATGTAGTGTCTCCAGACCGAGTCCGAGCACGTCGGTGTCGTTGTCGTACAGCAGCTTGCTGTTCGTGTTCGCGGCGCCGTTCGCGTCGGTGAACAGCACCCGTTTCTGTGCGTGATTGCTGGTCGTCGAGGCGTCAGCCATCGCCTTGACCACCGTCCCCGCGGCGTTCTTCCAGATCAGACGATGGGTGCTGGTGCACAGCTTCATCCGTAGGGTCTCTCCGCTCGCCGCGAAGTCGGCATAGGAGTAGTTCCCCAGCCAGAAGTCGAACGGGCTGGCACCCGAGACGGTGGTTACGTTGCTAGGCATGGCATATCTCCCTTGTCACGAATCCGAATCCTGCAGGCTCAGCAGGCCGCTGTCGTCGGTGTCCTGCAGGTCGTAGCCGCTGTCGTCGGTGTCCTGCATTTCGAGCACCGTGACCTCACGCACCCGGCGCCCGCTGAGCATCGAGCGCAGCGTGCCGTCGAACTGGAGCTTCTGCTTGTACACCTCGAAGTCTGACTTGTTGCTGACCGCCCCGCGGACGTACTCAGGCGCCCGGACGACAGTCTCGAGACCGATATTCGGGTTGCCCCGCCAGTTGAGCTCGACGTCCCTGGCCGGGTCCTTGTACGTCTCCAGGAGGGTGGCCGCGATGAGGTCCGCCAGGGCGCGCGTCTGCACGAGCGGGTTCTCCTTGAGCTCGTACCGCTGCAGTCCATACTGGAACTGGCTGTCCGAGTCCTCCTGGACGACCACCTCCTTGCCCTGGATCGCGTACAGGTCGCCGTCGATGACGATCTCCATCTCACCACCAGTTGTACACTGCACGACCACCTCGGCGCCCCAGGCATAGTAGTCGGTACTGGCACTGACTATGCTACCGACAAAGCTCGACCCGTCAGTTGCTTCAGCACTTGCGGTTGCGTCGTAGACAGGCTTGTCGCTGTAGACGATGGTGAACGTCCGCTGCTCATCGGCCGCCATCGTGATGGCCTCGCTCGAGCGGTACACTTCGGTTGCCGGCGCCCCGCCTTCGGGAGGCACTATCCGCAGCGGCTGCGTACAGACTTCGATGCGGTTCTCGACGCTCTCGGCCTCCTCGGGCTGCGTGCGCTCGTAGTAGTCGTCGGCCGTGAGCTCGTACTCGTGGATGCCCACCGCGGCCGGCGCCTTGAACTGAATCACGTCGTCGCGGTCCACGTACACCCGCCCCAGACACGCCCCCGCGAGCTGCTTCAGTGCGTCGAAGTAGCTCATGCGATCGAACCAGGCCACGGGCACCGTGTACTCCGACCCGTACAGGGCGTCGTCGATGGAGTATGTCAGGTCACCCATGCCATGCTCGAGCATGGCCGCGTCGAGGACCTGCGCGGCCAGCGTGCCGATCGTCTCGCTGAGCTGGACCGTGCTGCCGCTGTATGTGATCTTCTGCAGCCGGCCCATGCGGTCGTAGGCCGTGGTGCTCGCCGTGGTACCCTTCTCCGATACCTTCCAGTCGCCCGACCAGAACGTCCCCATGTCAACGTAGGTCTCGCCCACACCGGGGATATTGAACCCGAGCTCGACTTCTATCTTGCGGCCCTTGCGCACCATGGCGTGGTACGGGGCGTCGTCGTTGGCCGGGAAGAACTTGTCGTCGACGTTGTTCAGCTGCAGCTCGAGCTCGTTGGCAGAGATGTTCCCGGCCGGCAGCGTGGCGTCCTTGATCTCGTTCTCCTCCAGGACGTTGATGCTCATGATCTCGTCGCCGTCGTACACCTCGACCGCGGAGCTGAAGAGCTCGGCCATCTTCACGACCGCGTTCGCGGCCGACCACTTGGTGATGGCCAGCACGATCGCCGTGGCCTCGGACACCGGCCCGACCGACACGTCGCGACTGACCTGGGCGTTGGCAGTGATCTCGACACTGTCCTCGAGGACGGCGCCGCCCGGCCCGCTGAACACCATCACGGTGAAGTCAACCGGGTACTCGCCCAGGGCTGAGTCACCGGTGACACTCACAGTCGCAACCGCCTGCTCGACCAGGCGCAGCCGCAGGTACTGCGTACTCGAAAACACGCCTGCGCCGTCTGAGAACGTCCCGCCCCACCAGCCGAACTGGTACAGGGCCGCGGCAGCCGCGTCTCCCGGCGCCAGGACCATATCGTTGAGGGTGGCAACCCCGTCGCACCGGAACCACTTGTGGGAGACCGTCGTGATGCCGTCGGCAACGTGTCCCTGCAGCTCCGGCACCTGGCTGTGTATCCAGTTGGCCGTAGTCGAGGGCCAGGTGACCTCGAGGTTGTCCAGGTTCGCCCCGCCCCAGTGCACCGTCACCCGGCCGATGGGCTTGCGCACCGTGGCGATCGCCGCCTGGTCGAAGGTCATCTCGCCCGAGCCGTCACCCGAGACCAGGCCGTGCGACATGTAGGAGTACCACTCGCCGACGACAATGGACCCCGTCGCGTTGGTGATGACACCCCCGCTCAGGTACGCATAGTAGTCGCCGGCCGTCATTGCCATCAGCTTATGGTCCTGCCCGAATCGCTCAGTGTGTGTGTGGTCTCCGTGGAGGCCGCCTTGTTCTTGATGGTGTGGATTTTCTTCGTCCCGTCGAGCGTCACAGTGCCATCGAGAACCGCCAGCATGCGCTTCACGGCGGTCTTGAGCGTGAACCCGGTGTCGATGCAGCTGGCCGTGACGATGTCGGCGATCAGCTGGTCGACGAGCGAGTCGACCGTTGCCAGGGCGGCCGCGGTGGCCAGGTCTGTCAGCGCGCCACCGTTCGGCAGGTTGTCGGTCACGGCCTTGATTGCTGCCACCTCAGTGTCGATGTACTCTGCAATGGTGGAGAGGGTACTGGGTAGGGTGGTCCCCGTGTCGACGAGTATCGCGTCGACGTTCCCGTCTACCGTGGCAACGTCGTCGACCAGCTCCGCGTGCGTCTTGTCCACCACGTCGACATAGAAGCGGTACTTCTTTGCGACGGCGGCGGAGACGCTCACCTCCCAAATGCCCTCGCTGTCGAACTCGCTGGCCCCGATCTGAAGCGAGTAGATTCCCTCTCCCTTCTCGTCCCAGTTGCCCGACGCGACTGAGTAGGTGGCGAGGGTGTCGGTGCCATCCATCTTGACGTATTTCACCGTCAGGTCACTGTACGCGACCCCCGTCTCTTCGGTGTCGCCATCCGTCGCATCCAGGAGGACCACCGGAAACCATGTGTCTGTCGATATCTTGGCTTGCATGGTCAGTTACCTTGTCCGATGAAGTGTGCCCGGCCGGCGCCAGAGTTCCCGTAGTAGTCGGGAAGATACCCAGCCGTGATAAACAGCTGGTTGATACTGTCAGGCAAGTCGAGCGGGTCATTGAATATCGCTGCTGGGGGGATGACAGCGTAGTCGTCTGAGGCGGTATCGCGCCATCCCTTGTCACCAGACTCTTCATTCCCTTCCAGGACCTCGATTGTGTCTGCCGTCGGGGTGAGGTCGTCGGTGGTGTTACCCAGGACCGCGTTGTACGCCACCATTGACCAGTAGTCCGCTGTTCCATACGCGATGCCGTAGTCGTTGTCCGTACATCTGTTGAGCACCACCGTTGACGACTGTCCGACAACGATACCCCCACTGCCAGCGTTCCCATAGCAGCGGTTCATCACCGACACCCCTCTGAGGGAATGGCCGATTCCATCCGTCGCGTTGTCATACGTAAGACAAAGAATGGCCTCCGACGCAGTCGTCACCCCATAGATGCCGTATGTCCCGTTTCCCTCGGCCACACACAATATGGCCTTACAGTACGCACTGAGGACAATGCCAGATAGCCCGTTGTCATAGGCGTAGCACAACAAGTACATCCAGTTGCTGATCGTCGACGTTGTCGCTGGCCCGAACCCAGATAGCCCATTGTCATGCGCGATGCACCTGAAGAGACCGAGCTCGACGACGCCAGCGACGGCGTCAAATCCGTCGCCAGTCGCGTTCTTAAATTCCAAGTACTCGAGGAGAGACCCGTCACACGCGGTATCGTTAGCTACGAGACAGTTCGTCTGGCCGGTGCCGTCGATAGCTGGTGTCGCGGCACCGACCGTCCATGACGTGTTGCAGCCGTGGATGAATAGCTTCTTGGTGAAGGTGTCGGACCTCCCAGACGGGCTGTCCTCTGCTACGTAGACATGGTCAAGCGCAGACGCGACGGTGTCGACCTTCGTGATCGTCTTGTACGGGTTCCCGCTGGAACCGTCGCCAGTCGAGTCGTCGCCAGTACTCTGTTTGACATACCAGTTGGCCATTAGGGTATCTCCACCGCTGTTTCGTCCTTCAGGGACAACTCGCTCTTCGCCGCCTCCTTCAACGCGTCTTCCCCGAGGTCAGCCTTGAGCCACCCAAGGTGTATCCGAGCCTCTACCACCGGATCCGGCCGGGGCTTCTCAACCATATCAGCATGAATACCGACCAGCGAGCAGTCCTCAACCACGGCCTCCGGCCACAGCTCGACGTTCTTCATGTTGCACCGTCTGAACGTGACGCTCCTGTCTTCGCACGCCAGACGTGTGTGAGCCTTCTCTTGGCTCACGTTACACCGTGTCAGGATGTCGCCATCCCTCAGTTCGGCGCAGTCCTTACGCGCGAAGTTTCTATGGTACTCAGCCATGTCTACCTCCCGCCTGTCTGGTCGTCCGGCTGCCGCTTCGGCACCAGGCGGACCTCGAACGTGTAGGACCCCCCGGTCAGCGCGTCCTGAATCGCGTCTATTCGAGCCCAAACCGTCTCGCGTGTCCGGGCACATTCGCTGCGCGCGACAAACCTGAGGCTGAACATGCCAACGGCGATCCCCGCGGAAAACGCCATCGACGCGATCGCTATGACAATGCCGAGCTCCACCTGCATGCTACACCTCCTCCACCTCGATGGTCACCCCGGTCCAGTAGTCCATGCCGACGCTCTTCGCCCGGGTCTTGTCGAACGGCTGCAGGAGCACGGTGTACGAGTCGATGGTACTATCCGGTCTGGTCACGAGCAGGCTGAGCTCGTCGTCGAGGGCGTACAGCGTACCGAAGGTGTCAAGGTCATCCTGGTGTATCAGTTCGTATGCCATGGTGAACTTGCGCTTCGTGGCAATAACGTCGCGGACGAGTCGCCCGGACGCCGTCCTGTCCTCCCGGGTGACCGCGACTAGGTGCTCGGAAAACTCGCGCGCGAATGCGCTCAGCAGGACCTCAGAGCCGCTCTCGCCGAGCTTTATGTCGTTCAGCGCCATCAGGACTCACCTTTCCGCTGCTGTTCCTGATTGCGGAACCGCAGCAGCACCCGCTCGAGCTGCTTCAGACCGCTGTCGTCGGCGATGAGCATCCCGACGTGCAGGTGCATGCCCCCGCCACCGGCGCCGGCTGCAGCGGCGGCACTCGCCCCACCCATCGACGCCGGCAGGGCCGGAGCCGCCGCCAGCCCGCGAATCCCCTGCACGACCTGGTCGACTACCTTGCTGACACCGCTCTGCATGGGCAGTATCATCTCGTCCTGCCCACCCTCGCCGGCAACCACCGCGGTACCGCTGTTGCTGCGTCTCACTACTCCACCCTGGGCCAATGGCGGCAGTGGCTCCGCAGCGATGAGTGCGATCTGAGCCACAGCCAGCGCCCCAAACAGAATGGCCATGATGAGCCCCAGGGGGAACCCCAGCGTCAATGCCTTACTTACCGCCTGGAACCCGTTGATAATGGCCGAGAAGACGGCGGCGGCCTTGTCCCGCTTCGCCTGCTCCCGCATGAGCTCACGCTTCTTCTTGTCGGCGTTCTTGTCGATCTCCTCTTTGCGCTTCGCCTTCTCTTCCTCGCCCAGAGTGCTCGCGTCGATTGCCGCCTTCTTCGCGGTCGTCTCCTGGTCCAAGCGGGCGAGCTCGTTGTCGGTCGACTGAGACATGAGGCTGAATATCTGGTTCACCGCCTCGACCGCCATACCATACGTCGCCTGGGCCGTCTCTCGGCGCTTCTGGACCTCCTGTTCGGCCAGGCGGGCCTTCTCCTTCGCCTCATCCTCAGCGAGCTTCAGGCGCTGGATCTGGTAGTACGCCTCGATATCCTGCCGGCTGGCGCCGTACTCGGAGGCCTTCGCGAGGGCCTGCTCATACTCGTACTCGAGGAGCTCTGCCCGGGTCATGGTTTCGCCGCGCAGCTTGTCGGTCCATCCCGCTTCGAAGTCCGCGCGGGCTTTGGCCAGGTCCTCCTCGGTGTCGATCTGCTCCTTCGTGGCCTTCGCGTCCTTCTTCCTCAGCTCGATCTCGCCGAGTGTGGAGGTCTTGTACTTCTCGGTCTCCTGCTTCGCCTTCTCGATTGCGTCGGCCAGCTCCTTCTCGGCCTTGATCTTGGCGACGGTCTCGGCCCGGGCCCGCCGCCGGATCTTCATCTCCGCGTCTTCCTCGGCCCACAGCTGCCCGAGCTTCAGGCGCAGCCCGTCTATCTTCTTGCTCAGCCCCGGAATGAACTTGGCCATTGAGGAGACGGCGCCGAGGACCGCGTGCGCGAGGCGAAACGCGAGCTTTTTGACGTACCCGACCCCCTGCTTCGCAGCGTAGACAATCCCGTCCCACACTTCGAGCATCTTCTCCTTGACCGTATCCCAGTTGCGGTACAGCGCAATGCCGGCGACCACGAGAAGGCCGATGAGGGTGATGATGAGCCCGATGGGGTTCGCGCGCAGGACCATGTTGAACGACTTGAACACCATCACCGCGACCTTCACCAGGCCGAGCATCTTTCCGACACCGATGAGCAGCGGCCCGAGGGTGACGGCGAAGATGCCCAGACCAACCGCCAGGTCTTTCACGAACGGGTTGAGATTGTTGAACCAGTCGGCCGCGGTACCGATCCACTCGATGATCTTCCGGAACGCCGGTATGACGCTCTCGGTGATGAGGGGAACGATGGTGTCCTGCAGGATCGGTACGAACTTCACCGCGAGTTCGCGGCCGAGGCTGATGAATTGCCCCTTGACCTTCTCGAACGACCCGCGCAGCTTGTTCGCGGCCTCGATGCTGTCCTTGCTCATCACCAAGCCCATGCCGTGAGCCTCGCCGCGAATTTTGTTCAGCTGCTCCTCGGTCATGCCCAGGACCGGCGCCAGATCCTGCATGCTGCGCCCGAACAGCTGCATGGCAATCGCGTTACGCTCCGACACATTCGGAATACTCTGTAGTCGGGCAATCATCTCCGGAAACAGATCGTTCATGTCCCGAACTTCGCCGTTCGCGTCGAACATGTTCACCCCGAGGGCCTTGATAGCGTCGCTGGCCGCTCCTTCCCCCTTCACCAACTGCGGCAGCCGCTGCACGAGTTTTGAGGCCGTGCCTGTCAAGGCCTCGAAATTGACGCCCGCTGCGCGCGCAACGTGCTCCATTTCTTGGAGAGTGTCGGTTGACAAGCCGGTGATCTGCTCCAGATCAAGCAGCTTGTCGGCATACTGGCCCGTCTTCGTCGCCAGAAGCACCATCCCGCCAGCGGCCGCGGCCAGGGGCGCCGTCAGCTTCGTAACACCCACCCCAACCTTCTGCACTTGGCGGCCGAAACGATCTATACGCTTCGCTGTCTTCTCGACAACTTTTCCCGCTTTGTCCAGCTTCGTGCCGAGATCCCCGAAGCCCTCGGTGGTGATGCGCCCCACCAATTTGAATACTTCTCTCATGTCGCCTTCTTCGCCTTGAATGCCGCGCTGATCTTCTCCGCCGTCGCCAGGGCCCGGGCTGTAACCGCCTTGCGCTGCTCAGGGTCCAGGGGCGGGGGGTCGTCACTCAGCCCGAACAGCCGCAGGTATTTCGAGAACGGCAATTCCTTCTTCAGAGACCCCGATTGCTGTCCTAGTTGCCAACCCACGAAAGCGGCGCCGGTCATCGTGTTCTTAAACCGCTCCGCCCGCTCCGCCTCGATCATGTCAACGCGGAAAACGAACTCCTCCCACCTCAGTCCTTCGAGCTGCTCTGTAGAGATCCGCTCACGGAACCGAACGCGTCTTTCGCTCTCGACAACGCTGTCTGAAACCACCCGGTCCCGCTGAACAGCTGCAATGCACCAGTAAAAAAACGCTCGACTTCCGGGGCCTCCTTCATCTGGTTCAGGATCTGCACGTCGATATCAATCGGCAGCTCCTGGTACTGCTCCGGAGTGACGCCGATAAGCTCGGCCAGCCACGCCTCCACGTCGGCCGTCATCTGCACCAGACAACGACGGAAAAGCGCGAAGAACACCTCCACAACCCGAGCCCGCTGCACTTCGGCGGAACCGGCACCCTCGCCGTCCCCGGCAGTACTGCGGGTGCTGGAGATGATATCGCGCAGCGTCGACTCGTCGAACTCGTCAGCCAGCTTGCTCAGCATACCCGCAACCACCCGCTGGTCACGTTTGATCAGCGGGCGGATGCGGTACTTGGCCGCGGTAACTGCGGACTGCGTCTCACTCATGGCGTCCCCTTCTCCTCGGTTGGTGGTGTCACTACGCGATAATCGGGCTGTATATCTCCCAGGGCTCCGTTGTCAGGGCGCTCGGGTCGAAGTGGGCCCGGAACGTCACCGGCAGCACCGACTCGTCCTTGTCCGCGAACGAGACCTCGAGGTTGCCGTCGGAGATGACGTTCTTGATCAGGCATATCACGTAGTTCGTTTCCGACTGCGTCGACTCCCCGACAATGGCGATGTTGGTCAGGTAGTCGGTGGTGGCGATATCGGCCGCCCGCGTGATCAGGTCGTGGGTCTTCGTTGCCGGCGCAACAGGATGGTCCGCGGCCGTGGCGCCCGGAAGCGCGTACAGCAGCAGCTCCTTCTTCACTTCGACGAAGTTTGCGGTGATGCTCGCGATGACGCTTACGATGCGTTCCCCGCCCTTCACCGGACCGCGTGCGCCGTCCACATCCATCTGCCGGATCTCGGTCTCGATCTTGAACGTGTTGCCCCCGCGGGTGGCGCCGAGGAGGAGCTCGTTGGCCTCCCCGTAATTTTTGTACACCGCACCCGAATCAATGATAAACCGGGTGTAGGTGTTGGCAGTGATGCCGTGTGTCTGTGCCATGATCTATGCTCCATTCTCCGCGCCAACCGGCGCGAGGTTGGCGGTTACAGGCTGAACACCTCGACCGTCACGTCGGTGTGGGCGTCGTACGTCAGCTGGACGTACCCATCCTCGTCATTGTACCGATCAGTCGGGAACGGGCCGGCGAGACGCTGCTCACCTGACTGCACCACAACGTCAACGTCGTGGGTTTCCCCCTGGCTGCATTCCACCTGGCTTGCAACCGTCATGGTCGGCGCCGTGGTACCGGTGTCGGTGATGCGGATGTAAGTTCGCCCGTTGTTGGTGAAGTAGTTGCCGTCGGCGTTCGCCGAGGCAGCCGCGGCCGCCTCGAGGCCCGTGTCGACAATCTGTTGAACTGTGAGTTCTGACGCTGCCATGTTACACCCCTTTCGTGGTGCTACGTGAGCTGTGCCGCCCAGGCCTTGCGGCCGGCGCGGGCTGTGAATTGCAGGTTGTAGTGAATCTTCTGCGAGTCGGGCTCCGGAACGGGCCCTGCCGAGAAGAGGTACGTCCGTATCGTGTCGTGCCTGGCGCGGGGGTCGGTGAGTGTCGCGTGGTCGAGCAGAAACTCGACGCGCTCCGACGCCGAGCGGACCTGGGCCCGGGTGGAGGAGCGCCCGTACAGGTCGACCATTACGTTGAACGCCATGATGGCCAGGTTCTCGTCAGCCAGGCGGTCGATGGTGTACACCAGGTACATCTCCTCAGCGTCCTCCGGCGCCGCGTCACTGAACACCGCAGGCAGCCCGCCGTAGCTCGACAGGTATCCCGTGAGGGTCCCGTCCCCGCTCAGTTTCGTGTACATTGCAGCCTCGAACACTGTCATCTACCCTGCGAGCCAGTCGCCGTCTGTGAGGATCTTCTTGACCGTTGGTGCCTCCTCCGCAAACGTCGGAAACAGCACCGGCCGAGCTGCCATCTTCGATGTGCCGAACTCAAGCATCCGGGCATGGTACGCCGGCGCCTTGAACCCCACCAGTGTAGTCGAGGGGTGCGTTTTCACAGCCAGCCCCTTCAGCAGGTTTCCGGTCACCTTGCCCGGTGGTTCTCCGGGGATCGATGTTCCGCCCTTGTTGATCTTCGCCTTCACCTGGGCCTTCACATGCAGTCCCGCCTTCTGGCGCAGCCGCCTGTCAGACCGCTGCAGATCCTTCATGATCGCATCGGTGAAACTCCGAACTCGTGCGAACCCTGGCATTATCGTCTCTCCAGGCACGTACACACCTTCTCGAACGACCGCTCCTGCAGGTTCTCGACAGTCAGGACCTCGAGATGCCGAGTCCCGAACCGGATGCGATCCTTCTCCTCCACCTCCACGTACCCGTCGACCCGGACCAGGTGCGTCGCGTCCACGCCGACCGTCTTGTACTGCGTCTGGTTGCGGGCCTGGATGGGGGAGATGCTCGCCCATACCTGGGCCCCTGTGCGCGCCGCCCACTGCTCAGACATGCCCCCCTCGCCGTCAGAGACCCGGGTAGGTGTCTCCACCCAGACCAAGTGTCTGGCGGCGGTACGGAGGGTCTTGCGTGGCTGGCGGTCCATCATGGGTACACCTCAGCTCAGCATGTCGTGTGCACGCGATCTGCCCGCAGCAAACCATAGAACGCTTCCGGAACCTGGCCTGACTCGGCCGCCCGGTTCTCATATCGCCACCCGCAGTACAGCCTGATGGCGTCGCGGACAAACCCCGGTACATCAGTTGCCGCATCTCCGTAGCCGGCCACGTACCGCACGTGCACGGCGTCGATGGAGCGCAGCGTTACAGCTGGCCAGCTCTCGCCCCAGGCCAGATCGATGCGCCCTGGTTCACCCGCGGTGTCGATGATGAACATGTCCTCGGTGCCCGACTCGTACAGCGTCGTCTCGGAGCCCTCGTAGTCGGTGTATTTGATGCTGGTAACCGACTGCAGCGGCGCCCGGGGCAGATAGATGGGCATGTCCGGGAAGGCGTCGAACGACAGCTCGAGCGTCTGCTCGATGTAGGCCCGCCCCTGGTAGTCCTCGGCCAGCTGGCGCGCGGTCTTGATCCACGCGGCGATCAGCGAGTCTTCCACCGAGTGGCTCACGTGGGTGTAGGTCTTCACGTCGTAGGTCTCGACGGGCTCATCCGTCGGACCGGTGACCACGCGCAGTCGGCTCATTTTGCCTTCCTCCGCCGCTTCGCAACCGGCTCATCGTGGTCGGGCTCAGCCAACCCGGCCGAGATCAGCCGCTTCGCCAGGGCCTCGGGATACTCCCCGTTCTCATCCGGCCGGACGGTCAACCTGTAGCGCAGTTTCAGTCTCATCGTCTTCCCTCCGCGGGAATCCCGCGGGAGCATCTCTGCGCCCGCGGGTTGCTTTCCTTGATCCTGCTTTGCAGGTCCCCTTACGCCGCGGCGATGCTCGCTCCGTCATCCAGCGGGATGTACGTTATCATCCAGGAAATCGATCCGGTGTTCGTGGCGGCGCAGTCGAGCTCGATGTCACCCTCGGAAAAGACGATCGGTCTCTCCAGCAGCGCGTCGGTTTCGAGGCAGAGAAGCCCGGCCACCATCCCGTCCGAGAAGTCGCCAGTGATGCTGTACAGCGTTCCGACCGCATCGCCGCTGATGTCGAGCACGGCACAGAGGTCCGTGTCGGCGCCGGCCGCCGTCGGATTGAACTTCAGTTTGGTGTTGTTGGCTTGGGTCTGGATTACGGTCGTGACCTCGCCCAGAATGGACGTGACCATCACGCGGCCGCCGGTGATGGTGAACAACGCCTCATCGGTTCCTGCCGGCAGGGTGTCGGTCGCCCGGTACACGCGCTCGCCCAGTACCGCCTTTCGGAAGGACTGGAGATCGTTGAGTACTGACATGTGGTGATCCTTTCGGTGAGCTGGCGGGAGCTCAGAAGCCCCCGCCGACTCGGTCAATGGTTACACAATCGCGCTGTCCTGGACGGCCTGGTCGTACCGGGGGCCACGCAGGATAGCAAGGATGCCGCCGAGCACAGGGTCATTCGCGACCTCGACTGCCTGGAGCCGCACGTAGCTGTCGTCGCTCGCCAGGCTCTGTGCCTTGACCCGCACCAGGTACAGCTGCGAGCTGCCAGCCGTGGTTGTAAACCCGGCAGTCGTGGCGGCCGTCATTGCGCCGTGGGTGTCGCCGCTGGTAATAGCCTGGTACTCGAAGGCAATCGCCGTTTCCGTCGAGGGTGTCGTGTCATCACAGCTGTTCACCGTGATGGTGGAGGTGCCGGTCGTGCCTACGCCCTTGTAGATCACGAACACCACCTCATCGTGGTGCTTCAGGTTGATAACGTCGCTGTACACGGTGCCGGCGAACGCGTCGGCAATCGGGTCCAGTCCCTTGACAAGGTGCAGATAGCTGTCCATTGTGTCTCTCCTTCTCGTTTTGGGTTTGGGTGGGCGGCCACAATGGACCGCCCTACACCCCTCTCAGTGGTTACGACCGGGTTGCCAGACGCACAAACGGGCTGAGCGTGTTCGACCCCTTCGCCGGTGTCAGGGCGCTCTGCCACTTGGGCTGTCCGTCCACGCGGTAAATGAACCGGAACGCGTGCTGGTCGGTGGCGAACTGCACGTGAATGGAATCGGCCCGCTTCAGACCGCCCTTGTCCACGAGCAGATACTGGCTCATGTCCGCCAGCACGATATCGCCGACGGTCCCAAGTGTCTCACAGTGCTCGCACGGTATGACTGGGCGACCCATGAGTGTCGAGTACGGGCTCGCGGAGAGGCCGTTCGCCGGCATGTACACCGAAACACCACCCGTGCCGACAGTCTGTGCCATGGTCATAAGCTCGGGTTCGATGTCCTGGTTGATGAACCATGCCGCGTTGGCACGGCTCCTGCCCCACATACGGGCCCACATCTTCACGATGTTTTCGAACACGATAGTGGCAGCAGTCTGTCCGGCCTCGATCGCAACGTCAACCTTGCAGCCGGCGTTGAAAACACCCAAAGGCTCCTGCGTACCGGAGCCGCTGAAGACCGCCTCGTCAAGCAGGAAGGCGAACTCATCAGCAAACGCCTGAGTGGCAAACGACTCGAGCGCCACGGCGTCCTCGAGGACCTCCTCACTGGCGTAGTAGAGCCCGGCCAATTTCTTGAGCTTGAGCTCCATCTGTCCGAACTTCGGGGTCGATGCCGTGATGGTTCCGGCCTCGGGTATCCAGTACCCGAGGACTCCGCCCTGACGGTACCCGTTGGCACGTGAGGTTTCCTTCACATAGTTCAGCGTAACCCGGTTGCTCGAGATGGAGTTGCGCGTGCAGCGACTCGCAACCTGCGACAGTTCGTATGCCCGCTTCAGAATAGCCGGGGCATGCTCAGGCTCGACGAGAAAAGCACCGTCCTCGCCAGACCCCTCGTTGCTGCCCAAAGCAGCGTTCTGAACGAGACGCGGGTCAGTGTTCGCCGGGTTCAGCTTTGCGTTACGCACGGCGATCAGGAACTCACCGAAGCCAGCCTTCCACTTCGGGCCGTCATCCTTCGGATCGACGCGGGGCGCCGGCGGATCGGCCGGGTCGTTCAAGTGTTTGTTCGTGGCGGCAACCTTCTTCTCCGCCTCGATCATGGCCTGCGCGTTCTCGATCTCCGCCTGGTGCTCCGCGAACTTCGCCTTCTCCTCGTCGGTGAAGGCCCGGTTCTCTTCCTTCGCCTTGGCCAGCAGGGCCTCCTGCTTTGCCTTGGCGTCCTTCATGACAGTCAACCAGTCCATTTCGCTCCTCCTTCGGGAGTGTGGTTTGGTGTTACTGTGCCTTGTCGAGGACCTCCTGCGTGTTCTGCAGGGCGGTCTCGTACTCTGAGTAGTCGATGGGATCCGCCGGCGGCGGCTCCGGGTCCTGCTGCGGGCGCGGCGCCGGCTGCGCCGTAGCGGTGATGCCGAACCGCGACGCGTCGAAATTCTTGAATCGGCCGACGTCGAACGTCATGCCATTGACGACGAGGCTTGACCCCTTGGCCGTGGCCGAGGCGAACGTCGACTCGTCGATCCTGTCCGCGAAGCCCTTCTCGACCGCCTCCTCGGCGGTCATCCAGGTCTCGGCGTCCATCATAGCCTTGACCTCGTCGTCCGAGACGCTCACCCGGTCGCTGTATGACTTCACGATCGGCTCGCGGATCTTGTCCAGGTCGTCGGCGACCTTGCGCAGGTCCTCGGCGTAGCCGAGCGCGATCGCCATCGGGTTGTGTATCATCACCATCCCGTTTGTGGCCATGACCCGCTCGTCGGCGCCCTGCAGCACCACCGACGCGATGCTGGCAGCCATGCCGTCGACATGGGTCGCCACCGCGGCCGGGTGCCGCTTCAGGATGTTGTACAGCGTGAACCCGGCGAAGACGCTCCCGCCGGGCGAGTTGATATGCACGTTGAGCAGGTCGATATCGCCGAGGGCGTCGAGCTCCGCCTTGAACTCGTTTGGCGTCACGTCGTCCTCGTACCACTTCTCATCGGAGATGACGCCGTAGATCTGCACCTCCGCGGTCTTGTTGCCCTGGTTGGTGATTCTCCACCACTTGGCCATGGGTTACTCCCTTCTCGACTCGATGAGGGCATGCACCTCATCGGTGAGCTGTTTCAGCTGGTCATCGGCGCCAGTCGTCCCCGCCGCCGTCATGTTAACCGGCTGCAGGTAGATGTCGCCGTTCTCGATTCGGTTCATGTTGAGCAGCCGGCGGATGTCGTTCACCGACAGCCAGCCCCACTGCCGGCCGCGGGCGAACGCATCGGCCATGCTTTTCGAGTCGCCGCGCAGCAGCGCCGCCATGTTGTACTCGAGGTAGTAGCCGTCCTGGCGCTGCTTGTGGCTGAGCAGCTGCGCGTTCGCGCAGGACTCCCACCGCTTGAACCAGGGCAGCATCGTGTACATGGCGAACTCGAGGGACTGGTGCTCGATGTTGTTGTTTGTCGCCCGGTCCAGGTTCTGCACCATGTGCATCGGCACTCGGTAGATTCGGCAGATGTCCTCGATCTGGAATTTCTTGCTCTCGAGCAGTTGCGCGTCGACCAGGTTCAGCTGGAAGGGGATAAAGTCGAGCCCATCCTCGGCGAGGATCGGCTTGCCCTTGTTCAGAAAAGAGCCGTAGTTTCCCTCGAGGTCTTTTTTCAGGCGCTTGTACGCTTCGGGCTCCAAGCTCTTCGGGTGTTTGAACAGCCCCGACGGCGCTATGCCGTTTTGGTAGTACTTGATCCCGAACGTCTCGTAGCTGAGCCCGAGTTTAATCGCTTGGGTGGCGTAGGAGATCGGCGACATGCCCGTGATGCCATTCATGGTCGGGCCGGGCACGTGAAACACCTGCCGACGGTCATAGGATCGTTTCTCGGCACCGGGCCCGCCTTGGCTGTACCGATAAACAATGCCGCCCGACTCCTTGCTCCGCTCGATGGTCAGGTTGTTCATGAGGAGCGGAGACAGCGAATGCAGCCCGCCGCCGTTCGTGCGTCGCACCAGGGCCACGAAATTGCCCCCGGTGTTGAGCTGATACATGCCCATCTCGGCCAGGTGATACGCGCTCATCTCCTCATTCGGCACGTTGTGCAACAGTTCGTACGCGTCCGTATCGCGGGTCCGCTCGCGGTCCCGGTCGTCGATGCGCTTGTATTCCATCACCGGCACGCTCGCAAATGTCTCGGCGAGGACCCGGCAGCAACCGAACACGGCCGAGAACTTCATGGCGCGATCCTCGGTGACCGCAATCTCTCCGTCGCCATCCGAGGGGTCCTTGCCAGACAGCCAGTCCCGCATGTACTGATCCCACGAGGCCTGGTTCAAGGCGATCTTCATGCGACCGAAGACGTTCATAGACTCCGCATCCCCCGCTTTTCGTACACGCTGACCTCGGCCAGAATGGCGCGAGTCATGGCGTTCATGAGGGCGGCCGCCAGATCAATCCGCTGGCTGTCGTCCTTCGTCTTCTTATTGAGCTTGATGTTGTCGTTGCTGTCCGACACCTCGCGGGCATTGGACAGACACCAGGTCAGCAGCGGGCTGCCATCGTGCACAACCCGGTCCTGCAGCACGAGCTCGCGGAATTTCTTCGTCGGCTCGCTCAGCGTCTGGACACCCTGGCGCACCTCCACGCACTCGTACCCATCATCATCCATCACGTTCGCGAGCTGCCGGGCGCCGTACGGATCGAAGCAGAACTCCACCACGCGCCAGCCAGCTTCGAGCTCGCGGTCGTGTATGTACTGCTTGATGTACCGATCGTCGGTTACGTTGCCGGGGGTCAGTGTGCACCATCCCTCCGCGGCCCAGTCTTTGTACGGCACCCGGTCAGTGTGCTCGTGTTTCGTCGCCGTCTCCTCGGGCATGAATCCGTGGGCGCACACCGCGAACCGCTCATCGTCCAGGGGAAACACGAACGCAGCTGCGGTCAGATCAATGCTCTTCGACAGGTCTACCCCGACGTAGGCTCTCTTATCTCGGACCAGGTTGGCGAACTTGCGACGAGACACAGCCAGGCCCTTCCACCGCCCCATGTGTCCACTCATGTACCGGTCCTCACTGTCCACCTGCCAGAGGTTTGCGCGCTTTATCATCCACTGGCGCTTCTTGGAGTTGTCGCCAGAATTGAACGCCAGGTCGTGCTCCTCCTTGACCTCCTCGCGCAGCAACGTCGAGTACTCGCTGCCAGCGCGAAAGAGCGGGTTCGCCTTCTCCCAGACCTTCTCGTTGTGGGGGTCATCGTCGGAGTCGAGCTCGAAGATGACGCCGAAGTAGGACTCGTTCGAGATGGTGCCGTCGAGGACCTTCTTGACGATGTCGTCCTCGATCTTGCACGGCTTGTTCTCGGCGTCCTCGCCGGCGGTCGTGATAATGAACTCGAGGCACTGAGCGCGCTTACCCTTGCCCGAGCTCGTCACGTCTTTCACCATGGAGGTGGGGTGGGCGTGGTACTCGTCGATGATGATGATGGTCGGGGCGCCGCCGTCCTTGTTCTTCGTATCGCGGGACAGCTTCACCATCTTCCCGCCGCGGGTACGGTGTTTCACACTCGTCTTGCGCAGGTCCAGGCGCTTCACGATCTCCGGCGATGCCAGGCCCATCTCGCGCGCATCGCCCCACACGATGCTCGCCTGCTCGCGGTCGACGGCGCCGATGACCACCTCGGGGGCCCGCTCGAAGATGTACGACTCAGTGTCCTCAGCGTCGGCGGGCGGGTAGTAGGCATCACTGCACATGCCGTAATTGGCGATGGCGCTCATCATGGTGCTCTTCGTGTTGCCACGAGCCACCCGGATGTACGCCGTCCGGAACCGGCGCCGGCCGCTCTCCTTGTGGACCCACCCGAAAACGGCGCCGAGAACGAACTGCTGCCAGGGCTCCAGGTCAATCGGCTGGCCAGCGTACGGCCCGCGGACGTGCCGACAGAGCCGGAACCACTGGAAGATCCTGTTCGCCCGGGTCTCATCGAAGGTCCACGCGAACCACTTGTCGCCCTTCGCGCACTTCAGATCGCGCAGGTGCCGCTCACAAGCCAGGCGCTCCCACTTGCACGCCACGTACTTGCCCGCAACCACATCACGGGCGTACTGCGTTGTGGGGTGCACGCGGCGCCTGCTCATCCGTCCCCGAACATGCTCTGCATGGCCGGGTCCTCCTTGTCCTTGTTGCTGGACCGCGTCAGCCCACTAATCCGAGACAGCGGAGTGAGGAGTAGCTCGCGATCCATGCGCTGCAGGGACTCGTTGAGCCTGTTGAGCATCGTATCGACACGGTTGGTCGCCCGGATCTTCTCCTCGAAGGTCAGGCTGCGCTTCCGCATAAGCTTGTCCCGCATGTTGCGGACCTGCTCATAGTCGGCATGGGTGAGGCAACGCCGCTCGAGGAGCTTCACGTCGGCGTCTGTCAGGAAGGTCGCGCTACTGTCGCGGTAGAGTTTGACGATGCGCCGCCACTCGGCGAGGGCGGTTTTGTTGGCGCGAAGGCGGGCTGACTCTTTGAGGTCGACACTGCCGAGTACAATCTCGCCAGCCTGGCGGTCGGCGAGCTGCTTCTTGGTCCTGCGGTTCGGATTGCCCTCGAGGACCTGGAGCTGTACGGGTGTCGCTGGCCGTGCCATGCTGCCCTCTCCGCGCCCCGGATAAGGAACGGGGCATGCAGGCTTGTGGGCCCCACATGCCCCGCCCTACCAGGAGGTGAAGAAGTCGAACGCCGGCCAAGCGTCCGATGTTGCACATCCGCAACTTCAATATACCACCGTGGCGGGCAAATGTCTACTGTTTTGTGTAATTCTTACCGAGAAACGTCAGGGGTTCTGCGATACTTTCAAAAATTTGAG